CAGATCGAGCACCGCGCCGTCGCGGAAGTCCGCAGCACGGGCCGCACGCTCTATGGCACGGCCGCGCCGTTTAACCTTGCCGCTGACATCGGCGGGGCGTTCCGGGAGATGATCTTGCCCGGAGCGTTCCGCGCCACCCTGGCCGGCAGTCCCGACATCCGCGCGCTGGCGGATCACCGGACGGACGGCTTGCTCGGCCGCACCCGTTCCGGCTCGCTGCGCCTGACCGAGACCGGCGCGGGTCTCGACTATCAGCTTGATCTCCCGGCGACTTCGCTCGGCAATGATCTCCTCGAGCTGGCGCGCCGCGGCGATCTGTCCGGCGTGTCGATCGGCTTCTCGGCCGACACCGAGACCTGGCCGACGCAGCGCACCCGCCAGTTGCGGGCCGTCACGCTGCACGAGATCAGCATCATCACCGGTGGTCTGCCGGCTTACGACAAGACTTCGGTGGCGGTCCGGGCGCGGGGGCTGGAACAGACCGGCACGCGGCTGCGCCGGCTCCGGCTGGCGGTGCTGTAATGGCGTTCTGGCGCGACCTGTTTAGCCGTCTCGAGAAGCGATCCGCGGACGGCTGGGGGATCGGCGGATGGGCCTTGGGCGGATGGGGCTCGGGATACGAGGCCCGCGCATCGATACAGCCTGCAGCGATGCAAAGCCTGTCGGCAGTGACCGGCGGAATCGAGCTCATAGCCTCGGCCGTGGCCTCGTTGCCGGCAAGCCTTGTCGTCGACACTCCGGACGGCCGCAAGCCGGCGCCGGCGTCCGCACCGCAATGGCGGCTTCTGGCTCGGCCTTCAAAGTTCCAGTCGTGGGCGAGCTATATCGAGACCGTTGCGAGTTCGATCCTCATTGACGGCAATTCGGTGACTTATCTGCCGACAGACGGCCGTGGCGTGGTGACAAGCCTCATTCATTGCCCGTGGCGCTGGCTTTTGCCGATGGCGATCAACGGGCGCCTGGTTTTCGATCTGGTGCAGTTCACGCCCGAAGCGGTCTTGCTTGAAATCCCGCGCCGCATGCTCGATTCCGATGTCGCGCACGTCAAAGCCCGTTCGGATAACGGGATCCTCGGCATATCGGCACTGGCGAGGGCTTCGAACGCCATCAGCGAGTCGCTCGATATGGCGAAAGTCGCCACAAGCAACTGGAAACTCGGTCTGAGGCCGTCAGGCGTGTTCAGCATCGAGGGCACGCTCGACAAAGAGGCCCGCAAGCGGTTTCGCGAGGCCATCACCGAGAGCAATGAAGGCCCGGCGAACGCGGGCCGCATGATCATTCTGGACCGCAACGGCAAATTCACGCCGACGCAGATGACCAGCGCCGATAGCGAGTTCCAATCGGCCCGCATGCTGGGTATTTCCGATGTCGCAAGGATTTTGAAGATCCCGGAACCGATGCTGCAAATCGGTCAGCGGTTGCCATCCGATATGTCCACGTTCGTCACTACGTTTGCCACGCAAGCCCTGGCGCCGATCGTCAATGCGATTGAGCAGGAATTTGACGTCTCGGTGCTGCCTGGCGGCATGCACCTGGTGCTCGATATGTCGGGCCTGATGCGCGGGTCCTACTCGGCCGCAGTCGGCGCCTTGTCCGTTGGCAAACAAGCCGGAATTTATACCGCGAATGATGCGCGCCGCAGTCTCGGCCTCGAGCCGGTTGCAGGCGGCGATGTGCTGGGGTCCGGACCCGCACCCAACTGGCCGGCGGATCATTCTGGCGTGCCGCATCTCGGACCTTCACCCGGGCCCGGTGGCGGGGGTGATCCCGGAAACCACGGCAACGAGGGCGCGGCGTGATCCCTGAATAAATGAAGGCCGCCCCGCTGGAACGGTCGGCCTTCGATAGCATAAGGAGTTTCGAGGAACGTGCTGAACATACCAAGCGACTTGTGCCGACGCAACAACGGTGCGTCATGATTCCGCCGAACAAGGGGCTGATCGTGCCCTTCATCGGGGCGAAGACCGGCGATCCTTTCTGGGATGAAGTCTTGCCCGAAGAACGCCTTCGGCGTCGCCTGCTCGTAGACCCTGACGACCCATTCGCCGCCGAGGACGATGGCCTGCCGCCGGTGATGACGGCCGCGGCCTTCCTGGCGGCGGCCAGGACACCCGAGTTCCTCATTGAGCCGATTATTCAGCGCGGTTTCCTCTACAGCCTGACCGCCAGGTCCTATCACGGCAAAACCACACTGATGATCTACCTCGCCCTTTGCGTGGCGACAGGTCGACCGTTCGCCGGATTGCCGGTAAAGCAGGGCAAGGTGGCCTATCTGGCGGGCGAAAATCCCGACGAGTTCGCGCAAAAGCTGGAAACCGCATGCGCCTTTTGGGGTGACGACCCGGTTATTCCGCCTGACCTGCACATCGTTCCCGGCGCCTTCGACCTGTCGGAATCTCGAGATGCCTTGCGGGAGAAGCTGACGCCGTTCGGGCCGCTGGCGCTGATCGTGCCGGATACCCTCGCGGCCTATCGCTTTGATGACGACGAGGATGACAATCAGGGATCGAAGGCGATTGCGCAGGACATGCGGACGCTCTGCCGTCTGCCCGGCAACCCGGCGGTCATCACGCCGTGCCATCCGACGAAAAATGCCGATCGCACAAGCCTTTTGCCGCGTGGTGGCGGGGCGTTTCTCAACGAGGTGGACGCCAATCTGACGCTTTGGGCGGATCTGGACGCAGCAACGACCGAACTGCACTGGCAAGGCAAGCTGCGAGGGCCGAGCTTCAAGCCGATGGCGTTCGATCTGCGCAACTGTCCGCACCCGACCGCATGCCGAAGCGATGGGAGGCCGGTGGAGTTGGCCGTTGCGGTGCCCGGAGAAGGATCGACCCGCCCGGTGCTGCCGAGGGTCAGGCCGGGCGTGCTGATGTTCCACACTGCGTTGCTCGACGCGATGGCGCTGCCGCTGCTGGCGGACGAACCGCCGACGCCCGGCGAGACGACCATGCCCATGTGGCTGTCCGAGTGCATCCGGCGCGGCCTGGTCGAACCACCCGAAGCCGGCGAGACGCCCATTCAGAAGGGCGCGCGGCTGGTCCGGCTGCGTGATGCCAAGCGCCGATTGATCGAAGCCGGATGGATCGGAATCGACGGTAATCGCATTATGAATATGAAACGATGAGGCCGGTTTTCAAGAGTCACAACGGAGTCACAAAGGGGGTCTTGTGGAGGTTTTGTGACGACTTCCTTGTGACGCCGTATTTTCCGTTGTGGCGCAGGAGTTCTGCGGCTTGTGGCGTTTGTGGCGTTTTGTGGCGAGACCGGAAAACACCGTTGTGGCGGCGTGGGGGTTCCTTAAGAACCACCCCCACGCCACAACACCATTACGCTGCAATTTCTATTGAGAGAGAAGGGGTTGATGAAGCTTCCGCCTGACACGCAATTCGCCGCGGGTAATCGCGGTCCCGGTTGGTTCTACGTGGTTCTCGCCAGACCGCCCCGCCGCGCCGGGCCTGACCTGCTCACGGAGGCGCGGCGCCTGGGCGCCATTGTCGCCAAGATACCGCACGAGCCGGGCGAGGCATGGACCGATGACGATGGCGAGCGGGAGACCGTGCGGGTGCTCGAGGCCGGCGGAATTGCCGTCTGGCGGTTCGCGACCCGCGAGGACACCATTGCGGCGGCCGAGCGCATCCGCCGGGAGTTGACCGCAGTCCGCCATTAACCCGTCCCGCCTCTCGCCAGAGGCCAGGGCAGGGCGCCGGTGGGCTTCCGGACAAGCCCACCGGACCGGAGACACCTCCGAAGCCGCTGGACCCCCCTCCCAGCGGGTTTCGTTCACGCATCCGTGAAAAGCCATCATCACGCACGGACCCGTGAGCATCTCCCCCTCCTGAGCAATCTTGCTTGCCGGCGGTCGAGTTATCCACAGGCCGAAGTTATCCACAGCGGAAAGTTCAATTTCTCTTAGATTCATAGATTCAGGGCGGATTTGCCCTTTCAAATCAATGGCTTGCGACCCCCTATTGTGAGGAAACGGGCGGGCTATTGTGAGGAAACGGGCGGCCGGTTGTGAGGAAACGGGCGGCCGGTTGTGAGGAAACGGGCGGAGTTTGCCCGCCGGGTAAACCGGGGCGCAAAGGTCCGGCTGCTACTAAACGGGCGGGCAATTGGGAGGAAACGGGAGGGGCAGCTCGCAGATTGTGAGCTTGACCCGAATCCACTCACACCCGGATGGTTCCCCGGTGCAAACCCACCAGACCCTACTTCAGCGGACGAACCTGGATGGCTTCCCGAAGGCGGGTGAGCTGATCGAGATCACCGGCGCGCATGAGCTTGAGGCGTGCGACAGGGCGGTGCTGAACCTGCTCTATCAGCACGCGCATGATAGCGGCCGGATGGGCGAGAAAGACGCGGAGTGGTCAATCCCGCTGGCGCGGCTTCGGCCGTCCGCTCATGAGAGCAACGACAGGCTACGCGAGAGCTTCAAGCGCATCCTTCGGGTTGTCGTGACTGTGCCCATTCCGATCCCGGAGCTTGGCGAGCCGGGCCATCTGCTGACCCACCTGTTCGACTTCTTCGAGCTGCCGGTCAACGTTGGGCATCCGCAGGCGTTTGTGCGCTTCGGCCTGCCGCGAAAGCTGCAACCGGTCCTGGCGAAGTCGAACCGATGGGGACGGATCAAGGCCGAGGTTGTGTGCGCAATGACCAGCAAGTACGCGATTGCGCTGTACGAACTGGTCCAATTGCGGGCCAACAGGGACCAGTGCGTTGAGACCTTCCCGCTTGCCCGGTTCCGCGATCTGCTTGGCGTCCCGCCGGGCAAACTTCTTCGAGGACCTGACTTCATGCGGTTTGTGATTTCGCCCGCGCTGCTTGAGGTCAACGGGCTGTCCGACATGGGCGTGCAAATCAAAATGGAACGCCGAAGCCCACGCGCGCCGGTCACCGACATCACCGCGGCGTGGTGGAAGAAGTCGGCAGACGAACTCCGGGCCGTAGTGCGAGAGCGGGATGCCTCGAAAATTGGTAGGATGGCGCGGCTGCGAGGCAACGCGGAGACACCGATCGCATGAACGGGCACCTTTTCACCGTAGCGACCGATGCCGCCGGCCAGCCGATTCGGCAGCCGCTGCACCTGATGACGCCGGCCGAGGTCGAGGCCGCCGTCCGAATCCAGCGGGCGACCGTCCGGCGACTCGGGAAGGCGGCGCTGCCGGTGCTCAAGCGGGTGGCGGCCGATCCGGCGAATCGAGACACCGGCCAGGACATGAACACCATGGCGCGGAACCTCAAGGCGTCCGACGCCGATCGGGCGACCATCCGCGAACTGCTGGCCGAGCGTGCACGGCAGGACCAGCTCACGGCCCTGATCCGGGCAGAGATGCCGCAGTGGAACCCGGAGCGCCGCGGTCTTCCCGATGCGCTGGCGATCTGGTGGCCCCGATTCCCGAATCGGTCCGAATCGGGAACGCCCGCTACGTCCGTGAATTAGGTCGGCGGCTTCTGGGCTCGCGTCATCAACCGGCACGCCAAGTGCAATTTGCCCCAACGCGTCGCAAAAGTGTCCGAGACCTCAAGCCAGCTGCCGTTTTTACCTTGGCCGTGGTTGGCACCCATGCAGGAACACGTACATTCGTGGCCCATCGCATTCATGCAGACCCGCGCACACTTTTCCTGTTCTCTATATGGCTGAATAATATAGACTTTTTTGTATTTCGCGAGCGAACGCCTGACCAGATCATTGAACCAGGCCTTCGGCGTTTCCCAGTACTGATCGTCGGGCTTTGCAAACCACGTCGGAGAAGTCCGTCTATCGTTTTGCAACCATTGTCGGTTACCTTGTTCATACGGAAGCCGGACACGCAATTTCTGACCTTCGCCGCCTCGTCTGAGGATCACGGGTATCGAGATCAAACCGCCCTGCTTCCACACAGCGGCTAATCTCGCCTCGTTTTCTTCCATGATATTGCCAATCGCCTACCGTGCCGGTGCGCCCGGATGCCGCTTAGCTGAAACGCTGACGAACTGCAACGATTTACGCCGACGCCCGTTCGGCCAGCTCATAGATCGCCCGGTTGATCAGCGCGGCGCGGCTTTGGCCCATCTTGGCCGCGAGCTCATCCACCTTAGCCAGCAGTTCGGGCGCGATCGTCAACGTGATCTGTTCCTTGCGGCCGCGAATAACCCCCTTGCGAGCGGCTGCGTCCGGGGCCTTGCGAATGAAGTCATCGACGTTCGGCTTCCGGGCGGCTGCGCCACGATTGATAGTCATTTCATCGCCTTTCCATCTGTCTTGATAGCGTTTTCATCGTTAAACACCATCAACACCAGGGCGGCGAGTTCTTCGCATGCCTTGGCGTCGCGGGGGGTGAGTTCGTCCACCGACAAGCCTAGGCCAACGGCGTTTGCAAACGCCTTGCGCCGGCGGATCGGGGCGTCGAACAGGGTGAGGAACGGGTAGTCGGCCAGAGCCGCAGCGGCGTCCGCGTTGTCGCTGGAAGTGCCGGGGTCGGCCGCGTTGAGCACGGCACAGGCGCGTAAGCCATCGCGCACCGCGGAGGCCTCGGCCACTAAGGCAGCGATGTCAGCCAGCGCCCACACGTCGACCGAGCGCGGCAGGAACGGGACGATCAGCAGATCGGACAGCGACAGGGCGGCGCGCAAGGCCGTGGAGTCCCGGCCGCCGGCATCGATCACCACGTCGTCGTACTTGCCGGCCTGGCGCTGCACCTGGGCGCGCAGCACCGCGCCGTCATGGTACTGCGCGCAGGCCAGTCCCGGGGTCCGGCCTGCATCCGCCCGGATGGCAACCGCCATCTGCGCCGATCCCTGCCGGTCACCATCCACCAGCAACACGTCGCGGCCGGCCAGCGCCCGCGCCATGGCCAATTGGAAGGCCAGGGTTGTCTTACCGACGCCGCCCTTCGTGTTGCCAACCGTGACGATCATTTACCACCTAACTTGATATCAAGTGACGATGCTCATGATCGTAAGTTGCCATAGTGTCAATCGGCATCGGGGGTTGTCCCGGAGACCCCTGGCATCGGGCATGCCGGCGTCCCTTCCGGAGACCCCTGAAACCACCCCTCGCATGCTGCGAGGGGTGGTGCCGGTCCCCCGGCGGCGCACCCCCGAAAGGATAGGCATGGCTCGCGAGGGCAGGGCGCTGAGATCGCTCACGGTGGGGGAGCGATCTGGCGCGCCAGGACCCGGCGACCTCGGCGGGGAGGGTGTAGAATCTGGCGCTACGCCCCTGGACCGGCCCCGGGGCTCGGAGAAAAAAGTCCGGAATGTCACCTGGGGACCCTACGACGGGGAGCTTCAGCGGATACGACAAGGCCGGGCAACTGCTGAAGGAACGTGACAAGGCCAAGGGCGGCGGTGATCAGCGGTCGGATCACCGCTCGCACGCTGCGAGCCGGACCAGTAAAGCGCAACACCCTGTTGTCACTCGACTGGCCCCGACTTTGACAACAGCCAGTTGCGCTTGAATAAGTTCTTGCAGCGGCGGCCGGAACGTGGCCACGGTGCAGTCATGTTGACAGAACAGAGCTTCGTGATGACCCGGCCGGACCCGACAGTTCAGCCGGTTGACCTGTTTTTCATCCCGTTCTCGCCGGCCGAATGCGCGGACATCACCGGGTGCCCGGCCGGCACTCAGCGAAGTTTTCGCGCCCGCGGAATGCTGCACACCAATCCCGGCGATGTCGCGCGGTTCGATGTCTTCGGGATGGTCTACACCGGCATCCTGCACACCCTCGGCAGGAAGGGGCTGGCGACGGCTGTAAAGCACGGCCGAGACATCAGCATCGGCATTTGCTGGCACGCGCTGCACGAACGCGAGGCCTACAGCGGAGACTTCGATCGGATCCTCGAATGGGATACCGCCGCCCTGGCCGGGATCGAGGAAACCGCCGCGGCAACTGCGTTTCTCCAAAAGCCCGGCTTGTCACTGCCGGAGGCGATGGCCGAGATGAAAAGGCTCGGACCGGGCAACGGCTTCAATGCTCGATCGCGCGCCGATTGGCTGCGTCGCCAGATATTCACCTATGGCAGCTTTGAACCGGCGCCGCGGTTCTACGTGATCTTCGGAGACGGCACCGGCGGCCAGTTCGAAAGCCTCGATGATGCCTTCGGCGGCCTGTCGGACGATCCGCGCTACCAGTTTTCCAGCATCGTTATCGACTTCGAAGCCGAGGCCGCCCGGCTGCTCGATCGCGCGTCCGCATCCCCCTTCGTCAACGTCACCGTTGCAACCCGCTAGGAATGACCGTGTCCCTCCGCCAAACTCTTGCGCGCCAAGCCGAAATCCGCACCGAGTTCGGTGCAATCCTCGAAGCGCACCCAGACGGCAACCTTCCCGATGAAATCCGCACCCGCGCCGATGCCCTCGAGGCTGAAGCCGGAAGGTTGACCGATCAGGCACGGCGACAGGCCCTGATTGACGAGATGGACCGGCGCGCGGCCGGGGGCGTGGCGATCGGCGGCTCCGGTGATGACCGGTTTGAAGAACTGGCCGCACGGGTTTCGGCAGTCGACGTGATCAATGCGCAGCTCGGGGTCCAGTCCGCGGGCGCCGGGCGGGCGCGTGAGGTCTCGGCCGAACTGGAAAAGCGCAGCGGACGCAAACCCGGTGGACTCTACTGGCCCTGGCGGACGCAGTCCGCGATGGAGCGCCGCAACCTGACACTGACGACCGGCGCAGGTTCGAACCTGATCCAGACAGACGTCACACCGGCAACGATCGATATTCTGCGCAACAAGTCCGTGGTGCTTCGGGCCGGTGCGACCGTCATGGCTGATCTTGTCGGCAATCTGGCGATCCCGCGCCTGTCGGCTTCGTCCTCGGTCGGATGGGTCGCGGACGGCACCGGTTTGACGACCGGAAACCCGACCTTCGATCAGGTAACGTTCAGCCCTAAGCAGTTGGGCGGGATCACCGGAATATCGAGACAGGTTCTACAACAATCTTCGCCGGACGTGGCGCGCGTGGTGGAGCACGACCTTGCCGCACTGATCGCAACCGGCATTGACCAGGCCGCCATTGCGGGCACCGGCGCACCGCAGCCGTTGGGCGTCCTGAACGCAAGCGGCTTGACGATTGTGGCGGGTGGCACCAACGGCGCGGCGATCACCTATCAGAACGTCCAAGGACTGATTGAATCCGTGGATTTGGCGAACGCCCTGGACGGCAAGCTGACCTTCTTTGGCAACGCCAAAGTCGGCAAGTCGATGCGCACAACGCTCCGGACAACGACAGACACGGCTTCGAACTTCATTCAGACGGATCCAAACGAACTCGCCGGATATCCGTATTTCTCAACGCAAAACGTGCCATCAAACCTCACGAAGGGCACCGGAACCGGCCTGTCCGCGTTGATTTTCGGTGATATATCAGCGATTTACATGGCGGCATGGTCGATGCTCGATATTCTGGCGAATCCGTTCGACAGCACGGCCTATGCCGCCGGTGCGGTGCTTGTCCGCGCCATGGCGACCATCGACGTCAATACGAGGCACATTGCGGCCTTTGCAGCCATCAACGACATCATCGCGTGATCTATGCAGATCGAGCACCGCGCCGTCGCGGAAGTCCGCAGCACGGGCCGCACGCTCTATGGCACGGCCGCGCCGTTTAACCTTGCCGCTGACATCGGCGGGGCGTTCCGGGAGATGATCTTGCCCGGAGCGT